CACGGCGAGGACCGCGACGGGCGGCCGCTGTACAACGTCGGCGACGTGCTCGACTTGGCCGCGGCCGACGCGGCGAGGCGCGAGGAGAACCGGGCCAAGCGGGAGCGACGAAAGGAGCAGGCAGCATGATCGACAACATCGGACACGGCCACGTCTGGCAGCGACCCGACGGCGTCAAGGCGCGCTGTGGCGGACCGGCGATCTGCTCCGACTGCGCGGCCGATCAGGCGGCGATGACCAAATGTCACGCGGCCATGCTCAGAGCCGCCGCGGACGGGGAGGCGAAGCCGCCGTGCACCTGCTACCCGCCGCTGAGCGCGGCGAGGATGCGAGGATGAGCGCATGACTCGGGGCTTCGATGTCAGCGTGGCGATCATCGCCTGGCTGATGTGCGCGCTCGCCGTTGCGGCGATGCTGGCCGGTAATCCGACCGCCGTCAACGGTGTGATCGGCGCCGGAATCGCGGGCCTGATCTTCACCCTGCTTGCGATCTGGAACCGGTGAACGCCGTGGATGACCTGATCGCCTTCGTGCACGCCTGCCTGGATGAGGACGAGCGGGTAGCGCGGGAAGCCTCGCGGGCTACCCACGGCGACGGGTGGACAGCTTCCGGAGAGCACTGGCGCTGGGAAGAAACGGATCAAGATCAGGTAATCAGCCTCGATCCGATGCTGGATGAGTACCTGAACGATGGTGGTCAGGTTGCGTTACGCAGTGTCGAGCAGTACCCGACCAGCAATCCATGGGAGCTGCCGCACTTCGTCGTATCCGCAGCCGAAGAGGTCAGAACCATCGATGCGATGCACATCGCCCGCTGGGATCCGGCGCGCGTGCTGGCCGAGGTCAAGGCCAAGCGGGCCATCCTGGACGAGTGGCGGGAATATCCCGCTGAACGCCGACACCTGAATCCGGTCATCTGGCACCTCGCCCAGCCGTACGCCGGCCGGCCCGGATGGCGCGAACAGTGGGGACTCGACCCAAATAGTTAAGACTCCTAACTCGGCTTGCGGCGCTTGGCCCGCTCAGCCTCCCGCTGCTCGGGCGTCATGCTCTTGAGCCGGATGCTCTCGCGCGCCATCCCGGTCCACTTGATGATCTGCACCTGCTCAACGCCAGCCTGAGCGGCCGCGAAGATCTCCGGCTCCAACTCCGCATCCAGCTCGGCCATCTGGGCGACCAGCTTCTGTCGGCGGCGGCCGAGCGCTTCGAGGTGCGTCGTGTCGTGTGTGGTCATGTCTCCACGGTAGCCCAACGTTGGGCCTAACAAATCACCCGAACGTATGATGTCAGGGCCTTGCGCTAGGCCCAACGTTAGGCATATACTTAAGGCACAACAAGGGGAAATCCGAGGAGGACGAGATGAAGACCTACAAGATCACCGCAGGGACCGAACTCCCCAGCGGCCAGACCCTCAAGAGCACCGAGCACGGCATCTACGAAGCGGACCTCGAATACCACCGGAACAAGATCCGCAACTGCACCCCACTCGGAGCGACCAGCACGATCAAGGTCACCGAGGAGTGAAGGCGAGGCCCCGCAAGGGGCCTTCCCTATTGCCCCCGTTTGACACGTTTCAAACGGGCGACGCGCCCGATCAAGCGGGCTCCTTGACGGCCGGCGTCAAGGCTGCAATGATCCAGTGCGACGGGCAGGAATCCGTCAAGACCACGATCGAGGCCCAAGCCACACGGCTGGGCCTTTCGTCGTATCTGAGCAGGTGAGCGTTGGCTCAGCGTCCGTGCCTCGGCTGTGGCCGGCTCACCCCCCGCGCGGGCTCTCGATGCGAACGCTGCTCGGCCGTGCGCAATCGGACCAGGGATGCACGGCGCGGCAACAGGCACGCCCGCGGCTACGACTCCACGCACGACACCATCCGTGCCGCACTCCTGGCGGCGCTCGTGCACGGCTCGCCGTGTGACCGCTGCGGTCAGCCGATGTGGCCAAGCCAGGCGCTCGACGCGGCCCATCCGCACGACGCACCGCTGCGTACCGACCGGTCCTCGCGAGCTGATCATTTAGAACACGCTCGATGTAATCGCGGCGCGCAGGATTGACGCTCCGTAACCGACTACGTTGAGTGACATAGGGTCGGGCCAAGTCATGTTACTTAGGGTGACCGTGGGGGCGGGGTCAGGCCGGACATCCACGCAGTGGCCAGGACCCACGGGGCCCACGCCTCGCAATCTGTACGGTTCCCCGGTCACTGTGGGCTACCACGCTGCGTGAACCAGCTCGGTCATCACTTTCTGTCACATCACGTTGAGTTGCGGAGGTTGTGATGCCTCAGCCGCCCAGCGAGAACCCGGTCCGGCGTAACGCCCGGGTCGGGCCTGTCGTGCTGCCTGCCGAGGGCCGGAAGGGCGCTACGCCCCCGTGGCCGCTGCAGATGGTGGCGCCTGCCGAGCTGGAACTCTGGCGTGAGTTGTGGGCAACCCCTCAGGCCGTGATGTGGGAGCGGCTCGGGTGGTTCCGGGTGGTCGCCCGGTATGCCCGGTGCGCCATCGCCGCCGAGGATCTGAACAAGGACGCCCTCGCCGAGGCTCGTCAGCTTGAGGACCGGCTCGGCCTGACGCCGAAGGCTATGCGGCTGCTGCTGTGGACCGTCGCGGCCGACGAGGTGGCCGAGAAGCGCGCCGAGGCGCCGTCGAAGGGCGCCCGGGGGCGGATCAAGGCGGTCGGCTGATGCCGTGGCGTGGCCCGTCGGAGGAGGGTGAGTTCCCAACCCTCGGCTACGACGTCGGCGAGTGGATCGAGTCGCACCTGGTCGTCCCAGACGGCTATATGCAGGGCCAGCCATACCGGCTCACCGACGAGATGTGGACGTTCCTGGTCCACTTCTATCGGCTCTACCCGTACGCGGCGCCCTGGCCGGCCCCAGATGCCCTCCGGTACACCGGCGGGCAGCTCAGGCGGTCGCAGAAGTGGGGCAAGGACCCGTTCGGCGCGGCGATGATCTGGGCGGAGGCGCTCGGCCCGACCCGCTTCGACGGCTGGAGCGCCGCTGGCGAGCCCGTCGGCGCCCCGTACCCGACCCCGCTGATCGTCTGCCTCGGCACATCCGAGGAGCAGACGGACAACACCTGGCGCCCGTTCGTCTCGATGGGCCAGATGGGCGCGATCGCGAACACCGCCGGCCTGGACATCGGCCTGACCCGGTGCCTGCTGCCCGGCGGCGGCAAGGTTGAGCCGGTCACGACGTCGGCGAAGGCCCGCCTCGGCGCGCCGCTGACGTTCCTGACGATGACCGAGTCGCACCTGTTCACGCTGCAGGGCGGCTACCGCAAGGTGGCTGGCGCGGTGAAGCGCAACGTCGCCGGCATGGACGGTCGCTGGCTGGAGCTCACCAACGCGTGGGACCCGACCGAGGGCTCCGAGGCGCAGATCACCCACGACAATCCGGACGATCGGGTGCTGCTGGACACGATCGAGCCGCAACGGGTCGAGGACCTGGACGACGACGAGGCGCTCTACGCCGAGCTGCTGCGTCAGTACGGCGACAGCGCGCGGGAGCGCGGCGGCTGGGTGAACATCCGCGGCCGGATCATGCACGAGGTTCGCTCGCCGAGGCACCTCGAGGCGGACCGGCGCCGGTTCTTCCTGAACGAGATCGTCGTCGGCGAGTCGGTGTTCGTCGACCCGATCCGCTGGGACGCTCTGGCCGACGAGGATCCGCTGCGGCCAGGCGAAGCGATCGCGCTGGGCTTCGACGGGTCGAAGTCGCGGGACGCCACCGCGCTGATCGCGGCGCGGATGTCCGATGGGAAGCTGTTCAAGCTGCGCGTCTGGGAACGTCCTGTGGACGCCTTGCAGTGGCAGGTGCCGCGGACCGATGTCGACGAGGCTATGACGGCGACGTTCGCCGCGTACGCCGTGAAGATGTTGTTCGCCGACCCGTACCGGTGGCAGGACTACCTCGACGCGTGGGCCGGCCGGTGGCCGAAGCAGATCGTCGAGTTCCCGACGAACGTCGAGCAGCGCATGGACAAGGCGATCGAGCGGTTCACCACCGCGGTCGCCGCCGGCCAAATCCGCCACGACGGCGACGAGACGCTGACGCAGCACGTGAAGAACGCCGTGCTCGTCAAGGGGTCGAAGAAAAAGCACCGGCCGGGCGAGGAGGAAGACGTCGCCCCGCACTACCTGAAGATGGCGAAACGCGGCAAGGGGCAGCTCATCGACGCGGCCGTGGCCGCGGTGCTTGCCTATCACGCGCGAGGTCAGGCGATCGAGGACGGCGCGCTGATCGAGGAGGAGGAGGTGGAGCCATGGGTGATGTTCGGGTGAACCGCCGCTGGTGGTCGAACCTCTGGCGCCGCCGCACCTCCCAGGCCGTGGTGTCCCGCTCCGACGGGCCGCTCGACCCGGCCGACTACTGGTTCAACTACAGCGGCTACGCCTACTACGGCACGCCGAGCGCCGGCAACGGCCGGTCCGAGGCCATCGAGGCCGACTACGTCGGGCTGGTGTCGCAGGCGTACAAGCAGAACAGCGTGATCTTCGCCTGCGAGCGGGCCCGGCTGTCGGTGTTCTCCGAGGCGAGGTTCCAGTTCCGGCAGGTCCGCAACGGTCGCCTCGGCGACTACTTCGGCACCAAGGACCTGTCGGTGCTCGAGCAGCCGTGGACGAACGGCACGACCGGCGACCTGCTGACCAGGATGCTGCAGGACGCCGACTTCGCCGGCAACGCGTACTTCGCGCGCCGCGGCGACGTGCTGCGGCGTATGCGGCCGGACTGGGTGACGATCGTGATGGGCTCGCACGAGGACCCGGACGTGACACCGGCTGACCTGGACGCCGAGCTGCTGGCCTACGTCTACTGGCCTGGCGGGCAGTTGTCCTACCGGGACCCGATCGTGCTGATGCCGGACGAGGTTGCGCACTTCGCGCCGACGCCGGACCCGACCGCGCACTACCGCGGCATGTCGTGGTTGACGCCGGTGATCCGGGAGATCCAGGCCGACGGTGCGGCCACGGAACACAAGCTGGCGTTCTTCCGCAATGGCGCCACCCCGCAGGTGGTGGTGTCGCTGGACAAGGAAGTCAAGGAGGACGCGTTCGAGCGGTTCGTTCGCAAGATGAACGCCGCGCACCAGGGCACCCAGAACGCCTACCGGACCATGTACCTCGGTGCGGGCGCCGACGTCACGGTGGTCGGGGCGGACCTGAAGCAGCTCGACTTCAAGGCGACCCAGGGCGCTGGGGAGACTCGCATCGCGGCGGCCGCGGGCGTGCATCCGACGATCGTGGGCCTCTCGGAGGGCATGCAGGGCTCGTCGCTGAACGCCGGGAACTTCGGCCAGGCGCGCCGGCTGTTCGCCGAGGGCACCCTGTCGACGCTGTGGCGCAACGCGGCCTCATCGATGGCGACGCTCGTCCCGCCGCCGCCCGGCTCGGAGTTGGCGTGCGACACCCGGGACGTGCCGTTCCTGCGCGAGGACCAGCGCGACGCCGCGTCGATCCAGCAGGTGAAGGCGCAGACCATCCGGACCCTGATCGACGCCGGGTTCGTACCGGACTCGGTCGTCGCGGCCGTGGACGCCGACGACCGGTCGCTGTTGGTCCACTCCGGGCTCTACAGCGTCCAGCTCCAGCCGCCCGGGATCGGGCAGGCGCCCAGCACGGACACACCCATCCGACCCCAGTTGAACGGCTCACCGCTGCCGGTGCGGACCAGGTAGAGGAGCGGACCAGTGGCGCAGATGTCGTCCCAGGCGATCAACGACCTGCCGGACTCCGCGTTCGCCTACATCGAGCCGGGCGGCACCAAGGACGCCGGCGGCAAGACCGTACCGCGGTCGCTGCGGCACTTCCCGATCCACGACGCGGATCACGTGCGCAACGCGATGGCGCGGATGTCCACCTCGCCGTTCGGCGACAAGGCGAAGGCGAAGATCATGGCCGCGGCCAAGAAGTTCGGCATCTCCAGCGAGATGATGTCGGCGCAGCGTGCCGACGACCTCGGTGAGGCGTCGTGGCCGACGCTGCTCACCCGCTCGTTCCCGCTGGCCGACGTGGACGTGCGCCGCGGCCGGATCACCTGCGAGACATGCGGCCAGGACGCCACTGGCCGGATGGTCGACCACTACGTGGCGCCGTTCGGCGAGCAGACCGAGGTCCACGACGGGCACGGCGACTACATCGAGGAGATCGACCCGTCGGCATTCAACAAGCGCCTGGCTGACCTGTCCCGCTCGGCGATGGGGATGCGTGGCGTCGGCGTGTTCTACAACCACGCCAAGACCCTGTACGACACCCCCAGCGAGCTCTACTCGGTGCCCGTCGGCCACCCGGCCGCACTGCGCACCGACGCACGCGGCCTGGTCGCCAGCACGCACTACAGCCGCGACCCGGAGTCGGACCGGATCTTCCAGGGCGTCGCCGACGGCAACATCGCCGGGCACAGCTTCACCGGCCGGATCGTGCGGTCCAACCCCAACCGGGTCCCGCGCCGCGCCCACGCCGGCGACTTGCCGGTGGTGCGCCGCCTCGAGCTCGGCCTCTCCGAATACGGGCCCACGCCCGTCCCGTACTACGCCGGCACCCCCGTGGTGGCGGTCCGCTCAACCCTGCAGGGCCAGCACTTCAGCATGGAGCCGCTGGTCACGACACCCGCACTCCCGACGGGAGCCGCGCCCGAGGAGCCGCGCATCAGCGCACTCCGGTCGGCAGAGATCCGCCACGCGCAGGCACTGCGCCGCGCGCGGCTCCTCGCGATCGGAGTGCAAGACCATGGCAGGAAAGCCGACCAGGCTTGACGAGATCAACGCCCGGCAGGCGGAGATCAAGCAGGAACTGGACGCCGTCCAGAAGCTTCCCGACCCCGACGGCGACGAGGCCCAGCGGGCGCAGAGCCTCGAGGACCGCGGCAAGCTGACCGACGATCTGCTCGACGAGTTCGACACCCTGGAGAAGGAGGCTGGCCCGCTGCGCGAGCGCGAGGCCCGCCGGTCGAAGATCCTCGCCGCGGCGCACCAGAGCATCAACGCCGACCAGGACGCCCAGCGTGGTTCCTACTGGATGACTGACCAGGGCGACGCCGGCGGTCGCCGGGACAACTCGGTTCAGGTCCGCACCGGTGGCCCGTACCGCGACCCGTACCGCGACCTGGACGCCGTCCGGTCCCGGTCGATCAGCGACGTCGACATGGTGTCGCGGGCCCGCAACGCGATCGAGCAGGCCCCGGACTGGGTGCCCGACGAGCACAAGACCCAGGCCGACGAGCTCGTGCGCCGGGCCTCGCGCGCCAACCGGCCGCTGTTCGCCCAGCACATGCTGCTGACCGGCAGCGAGCGGTACACCGAGGACTTCACCAAGTACATGCTGAGCCCGCTGGACAACGCCCAGCGTGCCGCGCTGAGCCTGACAAACGCCAACGGCGGCTACCTGGTCCCGTTTACGCTGGACCCGACGATCATCCTGACGAACTCGGGCTCCGCGAACCCGTACCGGCAGGTGTCGAACGTCAAGAAGACCGCGACGAACAACTGGAACGGCGTCGCGTCGACCGGCATGAACGCGGCGTGGCTCGCTGAGGCCGGCGTGGTCGCCGACGCCACCCCGACGTTCAGCAACATCCAGATCACGCCGCAGAAGGCGTCGGCGTGGGTGTTCGGCTCGTACGAAATCCTCGAGGACTCCGACTTCGAGTCGGAGCTGCCGGGCCTGCTCGCCGACGCGAAGGACCGCCTCGAGGAGGCCGCGTTCGCCACCGGCACCGGCTCCGGCCAGCCGAAGGGCATCATCACCGCGGCCACGACCGTGTACACCACCGCGGACACCACCGGCCACACGATCGCCGTCGCGGACGTGTACGGCATCCAGGCCGCTCTGCCGGCCCGGTTCCGCCGCAACGCGAGCTGGGTGGCGTCGATCTCGGCGATCAACCGGTTCCGGCAGCTCGACACCGCCGGCGGCTCGTCCTACTGGACGAACCTCGGCCAGGGCCAGCCTGAGCGGCTGCTCGGCGGCGGCATCTTCGAGTCGACCACCGTGGCGGCCTACACCGGCGCCGCGGCCGGCCAGCTCGTCGCCGCGTACGGCGACTTCCAGCAGTACGCGATCGTCGACCGCATCGGCATGTCGGTGATGTACGAGCCGATGGTCAAGGACACGTCGACCGGCCGCCCGACCGGGCAGGGCGGCTGGTTCGCCTTCTGGCGCGTCGGTGCCGACGCGCTGGTTCCGGGCGCGTTCCGGGTGCTCAAGACCGGCTGATCCGGGCGAGGGGGAAGGGGACACGATGGCGCGATTAGGCGACCGCGCCATCGTGTCCTACCTGCACCCGGGCACCGTCCGGGCCGAGTTCATGCGCTCCACGCTGGCCATGGCCCGGCACAGCGCCGAGCAGATCGACACGATCCTGGACCTGCGCGCCGGGCCGAACCTGTCGCGCTGGCGGAACGCGATCGTCGAGCAGTTCCTCGGCTTCGACGCGCCATGGCTCCTGATGGTCGACACCGACATGGTGTTCGCCCCGGACGCGTTGAGCCGACTGCTCGCCGCAGCCGATCCGGCGCAGTGCCCGATCCTCGGCGCGCTGTGCTTCTCTGAGGGCGACGGCGGCGGCGAGCCGTACTCGACCATGTACGAGCTGCTGGAGACCAGCGAGGGGCCGCGGTTCACCCGGTACGCGAAGTGGCCGGAAGGGGCCGTGGTGCCGGTGACCGCCACCGGGACCGGCTTCCTGCTGGCACACCGGGATGTCTTCACCTCGATAGTCGCGCACAAGCATGATCCGGTGGCGCCGTGGTTCCGCGAGTCGACGCTGGGCGGCGCGCTGATGGGCGAGGACCTGACGTTCTGCCTGCGGGCCCGCGCCGCCGGCATCCCGGTCCACGTACACACTGGCGTGCAAGTCGGGCACGTCAAGACGACCGTGCTCGGGAAGGTGTCGTGACGGTGCTGAATTACGGCGATGCCGAGCTCAAGAGTCACTACGACGATGCGGGCAACATCGAAAACGTCACCGTTGAGCGCGCCGACAACCGCATCGGCATCAGCACGGAGCTGCTGGCCAACCGGGATCCGCGCTGGCTCCCAATCGACGAAGAAGGTTGCATCCTGCTCGCGGCGGATCCGCGATTCCGGTACAGAGCCACTGGCGAGTGCGGCGATCACCCGGATGTCCTGATCTACGAGCGCGTGCCCGTCGAGGCGCCTGATGCCAGTTAGCTCCCTCGAGGGCAAGGACTGGACGGTCGACCGGATCCGGGCCCACCGGCCGGCGTCGATCCTCGACGTCGGCGTCGGTGCTGGCGTCTATGAGGAGCTCCTCCGGCCCGTCCTGCCGGACACCCGATTCGTCGGCGTCGAGGTGTTTGAGCCGTATCTCGAGCGGTTCGACCTGCCGGCCCGGTACGACGAGGTGCTGATCACCGACGTGATGGACCTCGACCCGCTACCCGCGGCCGATGTGGTCATCCTCGGCGACGTCCTCGAGCACCTGGTCCACCAGGATGCGCTAACCCTGTGGGCGCGGGCCCGGCGCGCGGCCCGGACGGCG